TACTGGCGTCTTTGTTATGCCTTTTACAATAAACAATTCTCCTAGACCCACGCCTTCACTTCTTCTAAAATTGTTTATACGTATGAGTCTTTCATTTTTATAAATGCCAGCTGCAACGTCTGATGTCGCTTTTTCAAATGTATTATATGTAAGAACATCATCTTTTGCAATAAATGGCTCTGTACCTGTTAGATCTGCTTCTTCTAGAGCAAGTTCTTCTGCTGTTTTTTTCTGCGCAACAACAAGACTTACATTTTTATTAAAGTGGCCGCTGAATGCACCGTTATTATTATTGCTATTGCGTTCAAAAAGCAGTCTATAAGCTGGCTGACCTCCAAATATTAGATATTGAAGAAATTCTGGTTTTAGATATTCATAATGATAATCGTTTGCTACACTAAGATTTGTTAGTTGTGATATAAAGATACTATCGTCTTCAATTTTGACGCCAGCAGGAGAGCCCTTCCATGCTCCCAAATCTTTGGCTGCTTTCCATGGCAGATATTCTATGTTTTCTATATCGCTTGCATTTACGTAACCAAAGTACCAATTAGTAGGATTATAAATATCTATAGGACCAAATTGTGAATAAACTGGAATAGACCCGGTTTGAGCTTGAGTATGATATATTAAAAATCTACGATATACTGTGCCGTCTGAGGCAGTAAATCGCTGGCCTTGGGTGTAATTGTAGATGTTTGGGCTATCGAGATAACGTATCTTGTAGGTTACTAGCGATGTGCTGTTTTGTTTGTATGCAGGTGCAAATCTAGATTCACCTGTAAATCTTGGGTCATCCACATAGAGTCTATCTAAGAAATACTCTGTATCGCCGTTAACCCAAGTGCCGCCAGTGCCGAAAAATTCTGCTAGTTCTGGGACTCGTATACGAACGACTGTAAATACACTATTACCAAATGTTATCTTAGAATCTTCTGGTTCTTCAGTTAAAGTCCATGAGCCAATATCTGCTTCAGTATAGAGGTCCTGGTAGTTTGTCCACAATGTAAAATCACCAGTGATATTACTTGCTCTTAGCTGTCGTTCATTTTTAAAGATGTTTGGGCCGCTGTCGCCGCCGCCACCACCTGCGCCTGGGACTGTCGTCGCAGGCATAATATTTGAATTTTCTGCAATATCACCGATTGCTTGTGTAACAGCAGCACTAGCTGTTTTTGCTAGAGTTTTTGCGATTGCAGCAGCGCCGTCTAACATTTGATCTTTCCCATCACTAATATTGGAATTAGATGTTTCAATTGCTGATTTTGCTGAACTAAAAGCAGACCTAACAGGAGACATGATAGTGTTAAAGGTGTTTATAATATCATCTACTACGGCTTGATGATAATCTTGAAAAGTTTGCCATTCTGCCCTATTGTTCGCAAGATCAATACTTTCGGAAGCATATGCAGATAAGTAGTTATTCGCTATGTCGATAATTGACTGTTGAGCTGCTGCATCATCGGCATAGGTTGGAGATGCTGGGTCCAATCCAGCTTGTGTTGCTGTGGCTGCATCTCTTTCAGCTTCTTTTGTAGCAATTGCATTAACATACCAAGCTTCTGAATTTGCTATTTGTATAAATTCTTCAGCTGCTCTTGCTACTTTTGCTTCATAGGGACGAAGTTTTGCATTTACTCTTGCTACAATATCTACAAACTCACTTTTAATTGGTATAATTAATTGTGTAAGGTCACCTAAAGTTTTGAAGGTTTCACTACTTGCTTCAATTGCGTTAGTTTGTGCAGTTTTTGAATCAAGGTTTGTTTGTGCGGCTGTGCTTTTTCCTGTATTTGATATATCACCAGTGTCAAGATTCATGGTGTCGCAAGAATCAATAGCAAGCGTTGTAGTTTCTAAAATTAATGGTATACTAACTGGCATTGCAAACCTCAGCAGACATACGGAACTCCTCGTTTTATACTAATATATTTAGCCGAGGTTTTATACCATTTGAATACTACTGGTGCTTGAGGTGTATTGTTTTGCTATATCTGATTCTGTTTTGGCAATACAACTTACTGTGGATGCCAAAACATTAAATTTGGCATCGGGCGATACACTATACATATATGGTGCTAGACCTAGGCCTTGCTGTTGCATAACCAATACCATAGGTTTATGTAGTATAAATTTTGTATCTGATTCATCTTCAAGCCTGGCAACAATCTCTTCGCCTGAGCTTAGTTTTAGAGACACGATGTCTCCGGTTTTGTATGGGGTTTCAATTAACATATTATAAAGTGTATCCTGTTCCGTTATATCCGGTGTTATCAATGTATTCTATCATTTGTTCGTAGCCGCCTACACTTGTTCCGCTTATCTTAATTTGCGGAAATGTTCTTGCTGTAGGAAACTGTTCAAATAATTCTTCACGTATAAAATCTGTATCTAATTCGTAGTAAGCAAATTTAAATCCGCTCTTTTCACAAAATGCTTTTGCTTTTGTACAACTAGGACATGCTGGCTTGCCATAAATTTCAATCATAATGAAAAACCTTTTAATGAATCCTTGTCTACGTCTTGTTTAATACCGCCAATGATATAAGACTCAACTTCTGTCTCTTGTGGAGCAACTTGTAGCCCAGAGCTACTTAACCAATGTGTAGTCCAAGGAAGTGGGTTAGTGTTTACTGGCTGATCAAATATTGTATTAAACCCTAGTGCTTTAAGTCTACGATTAGCAATGTACTCTACATATTGATGTAACAATGTGCTGTTGAGTCCAATCATTGAACCGTCTTTGAACAGATAGTCTGCCCAATCTTTTTCTTCTGCAACGCACTCACGCCACAGATCGTATACTTCTTCTTCACATTCTTTTGCAATTTTCTTCATCTCTGGATCGTCTTTGCCTTGTGACCACAACTTTAATACATGTGTGCTTAGTGCTAGGTGTTGTGCTTCATCACGGGCAATTAATGAAATAATCTTTGCAGAGCCTTCCATTAGCTTTAGTTCTCCAAAGCCAAATGTACAAGCAAAACTTACATAGAAACGCAATCCTTCTAAGATATTTACTGTCATCATAGCAAGATACATTTTCTTCTTAACTTCTGACAAACTGCCTTCGCCGCGATGAAAATAAGCGTCGGCTGCTTGATTAAACTCATCATAGTATTTTGTTACACTTTCGGCTCTTGCAATAATTTTTTTATCATCAAGTATAGTATCAAACACTTCTGCTGGGTCTGCGTATACATTTTTCATAATGTGTGTATAACTACGTGAATGTATTGTTTCAAAGAAATCCCATGTAACAATGCATCCTTCTAGTTCAGGAATACTTACGTGCGGCAAAAATGCTAGGCACGGACCACGTCCTTGAACACTGTCAAGTAATGTTTGATATTTCAAATTAGCAGTAAAGATATGTTTCTGCTCTGGACGGAAATTAGCAAAGTCTGCTCTGTCTTTTTGTAGACTTACTTCTTCAGGACGCCAAAAGTATCCTAACATTGTTTGATTCAATTTATCAAACACTGGAAATTTAAATACGTCATAACGCTGTGTGTTTTGATCTGCTCCAAAGAACATGTTTTGTTTTGTAAAGTCTATTTTTTCTTTGTTAAAAACGGTCTTTGCCATTTTACTTTCATCCTCTGTGTCTGTATCTACTATATTTAAGTATAGTAGGTTTCTTTATGTTTGTCAACCTTATATTGCACATGCTTCGCAATATTCCTCTTCGGTATCAAAATCTTCACGCTGTGGCAAATCTTCTTGAATCTTCTCTTCTTCTAATTCACTTGGATCAGTCTTATAATCGTAAGTATTTTGGTAGTAGCTTGTTTTCCAACCATACTTATAAGTATTAAGTAAGTCTTGCATCATAACACTCATTGGTACTTCATTATCTGGATAATGTGTTGGATTGTAACTCCAATTGCCTGATATTGCCTGATCAAAAAACTTCTGCATTACTGCAACAATATTAATATAGCCTTCATTGCTGGGCATATCCCAAAGCAAAGAATAATAATTTTTTAATGTAGTATACTGTGGAACAATCTGCTTAAGAGGCCCTTTTTTGGATTTCTTAACCGACAAGTAGCCGCGTGGTGGTTCGATTCCGTTAGTTGCGTTCGACACAACAGAACTGCTTTCTGATGGCATCTGAGCGGACAATGTCGAATGTCTAAGTCCGTGTTCTCTAATGCTCTTACGTAAACTATCCCAATCATAGTTTAATTTATTCTCCACAATATTATCTACATCAGTCTTGTATGTGTCAATTGGCAGTATGCCATCACTATATTTAGTGCGATTGAAGTACTCGCAAGCACCTCTCTCCTGCGCTAATTTGTTGCTGGCTTTTAGCAAGTAATACTGGAAAGCTTCGCTTAGGTCGTGTACTAACTTCCATGACTCTGCATCGCTATACTGTGCTTTATTCTTTGCTAGGAAGTGAGCAAGTCCAATGTAACCTACACCTAAACTACGTCTTGCTTTTGTGCTAATTTCAGCAGCCTTAATTGGGTACCGTTGGTAATCAATAATTTCTTCTAGTGCTCTTACTGCTAGTTCGCATAATTCTTCTAAGTCATCTAATGCTCGAATAGTTCCTACATTAATCGCAGACAAAATACATAATGCAATTTCACCTTCTGGATCATCAATGTGATCTAACGGCTTAGTTGGTAATGTAATCTCTTGGCACAAGTTACTCATGTAAACAGTATCTTTAAATGAGCTGTGAGTGTTACAGTGATCAACATTCATTATATAGATACGTCCTGTTTCTGCACGTTCTTTAATTAGAGCAGAAAACAACTCCATTGCTGGTATTTTTTTCTTCTTTATACTAGTAGCACGTTCGTACTTTTCGTATAGCTCTTGGAATACTAATGGATCACCAAAGTATGCATCATACAACCCCGGAACATCATGTGGAGAGAAAAGAGTTATTTCACTGCCGGTTAGCAATCTTTCATACATTGTTTTGTTAAGTTGAATTGAATAATCTAACTTACGTACTCTGTTGTCCTCTGTACCTTTGTTGTTTTTCAACACAAGGATGTCTTCAATTTCTTGATGCCAAAACGGGAAGTGTGTTGTAGCACTTCCGCCACGTACACCATTCTGTGTACAACAACGTACCGTTGATTCAAACTTTTTTAAGAACGGAATAATGCCTGTGTGTGCTACTTCACCGCCCCTAATTTTAGCATTTACTCCACGGATACGTCCTGCGTTGATGCCAATACCGGCTCGTTGGGCAGTATAGCGTCCAATAGCCATGTCAGAAGCAAATATACTATCCAAAGTATCGTCGCTGTCAACAAGAACACAACTAGCAAACTGACGAACAGGGGTACGCACACCAGCCATAACGGGTGTAGGTATGTTGATCTTAAATAATGAGGTCGCATCATAATATCTCCTTACGTAATGCATACGTGTGTCTGCTGGATAATTAGCAAACAGTGTTGCGGCGATCATCATATACATAAACTGAGGTGTTTCAAATATTTCTCCAGTCGAACGATCTTGACAAAGGTATTTGTCAACTACTTGACGTAGTCCAGCATAGGTAAAGTTTTCGTCGCGCTTATGTCTAATATAACTGTCTAGTGTGGAAATTTCTTCTGCTGTGTATGAATCTAATATAGCCGGGTCGTATACCTTACGCTCAATATTAAGATCAATATTTTGATGTAAAGTAATTGCATTATACTCACCAAATACCATCTTGTTTACACTGTAGCTTAACAAACGTGCTGCCGCATATTGATAGTTAGGAACATCTAAACTAATAAGATCATTTGCACTACGCACAAGTACTTCTTGTATTTCATTAGTGCTCATGCCATCATAGAACTGTAAATTAGCATTCATCTCAATAAGACTACTACTTACGCCTGCTAAGCCTTCACAGGCATGTTCAACTACTTTATGTATTTTATCAATATTGAGATGTTCTTTTGTACCGTCACGCTTGACGATCATCGTTCCATTAGACATTATTTTTCCTCTTATATGTTATTTGATATTTATTGAATGGGAGGCATCTCGTGCTGGTATTGCGAATAAATTGTAGAAGGTAGTTCGTCAATATGTACATGTGTATCTCCTCTGAAACCAATTACACGATCATCAACATAAAGTAGATAGTATGTCGCAGACTTTCTATGGTCGTGTGTAATATGTATCTGGTAGGCACACTGGGATAAAACGTCTGTTAACTGCAAGGTGTAGCATATCGCAAGAATCTTTACAAAGGAACAATAATTATTTTCCTCTATTAATTCCCAAGGATCTGGCCACGTACTTGGAGTAAAAGGATCGGCTGCTATTTTGTTTGATGGTGCTTTATTCCAAAAGTCAATACACGATTGTATAGGATCAACGGCTGTTTCAAGCCCATCTCTAAACTCTCGCCATCCGGCAAGCCTATCTTCATAATTTTTGTTAAACATTAACCTTTAATACTAACTCTATAATTTATAATCGCATCATCGCTTATAGTAGAGTTTAACACATAAACCTCTAATGTGTCAAGTGATAAATCTGAATTTCTGTCAATTAAATCGCAACTGAAGATTAATCTTTCTTCGTTTGCGCTATCTCCAACAAAATCATATTCATCAGTAAGGTTTTGTATGTTACTTGCAGGATCAATTGTTATTGTCAATTTACCTGTGCGGGTAGCTGTAATAGCCGCGCTTCTATAGATGTATTCAACTTCTATAGTTTTTGCAGTATCAGCAGCAAAGCTTAATAGCTTGGTGGGTGCGGCCGTATATGTTACAGGAACATTATGAGTAAAAGGTAAATCAGAAATTGATGTACCTTTTATTTCCGGCGCATATTCTTTATCAGCATAATTTGTATTGTATCCCAAATCAATTGAACGTTGGAACCAATCAGATGTACTTTGGTTAAAATTAGAAACAAATTCTATGTTTGCAGTAAAGTCTGGGTTTGCATATGCTGCACTTCCATTATTACCTACATTGTAGAAATAATTATTACGACTTGTATTGAATCTTCCTTTAACAACAATAATACCTTGCTGTCTTATATTATCAAATTTACAATTTTTTACAGTAGTATTCTGTGGTCCAGCATCAACACTAGGTCCTGTGTCTGATCCTAAGTCTATGCCTCTGTCCATTTCATTAAAGTTACATGTGTCAAATGTGTTGTTAATGATATCATCACTTGCATTAATACCATATTTTTTGCCTTGTATTTGTATATTGTAGAATAGGTTATTTTTAGTGCTAACTGCCCTTGATAAACATTTAAGTTCTATACCAATATCAGCGCCGCCTGTGGCTGCAGTTAATTGCCAAATGCCTGTAAGTTTTAAATCCTCAAACTTACTGTCTCTACAGTTGTCTAGTACTAGAGATTTATGGTTACCTGAATTAATTGTCATACCGGACATATGAATGTTTCGTGATTGATTAAGTGATGTTGTTAGATTTTGATTTCCTATGATACCAGGTTCTCCTATATCATTTATAGTTTGGAACATAGGTACAAATTCTGTATCAAAATTACTTGTAATAATTGTTTTATCAATGCCTGCGCCGAGCAGTGTTGTATATGGTGGTATATTAATTGTGTTTGTAATTAAATATGTGCCAGGTTGTATATATAATCCAACTCTTGCTCTATCTACACCTTTCGTTGATGCACCTAGATATAATTGATCTAAAGCATTTTGTATAATTGTTGTATGATCTGTGCCATCGCCTGTTCCGCCAAAAGAAGCTAAATCAACAATGTCATCAAGTTTTGATTGTAATGTTCTTTGTATTGGACTATTTGCAGTTGTACCTGTTTGTATTGTTGTACCATTTTTATAAACATATTGGTCAGCAAGAGTAAACAAATCGTCGTGTTCACTAAGAAGTTTTGTATTACCTACGTATGGTGCTCCTTCTGAAACAGCGCCATTTCCTATATAAATTTCTTGCGAGTCAACTGCCCAACCAAATTCACCGCTTGCTAATTGTGGTAACTCGGTACGTCTGCCTCTTCGCATTTGTATTCTTGATATTGATACAACAGCCACTTGTGTCTCCTACATATTAATTATATGTATTTATTCAATTAGTCAACAACAATGATATCATCGTCAGGTAATTGACGTAGCGATTTATTGCTTTGTTCTAAATTATTATGTTCGTTATGTATCAAACTAATATTAAATCTAACTCTATTCAAAGCGTATGCTGTGTCGCTCCATAGTCTGTCACCAGCTGGCATATCAGCAATGGTTCTTTCCATAATGTCACCACAAAATTTTAAAGAGTTACTATGGAATACACCTTGACTACCGTATGACATTAAGTCGTCATACTGCCCACATATGTCATTATAGCCATGTCCAAACTCAGGAAATATATAACCATAAGCTGAATTACTTTGATTTTCAGGGCCATGTGCAAGTCCTACACTGTGTCCTATTTCATGCAGATCTGTGTACACACTGCATGCTGAAATAGAACCTGGAGGATACCCCTCTCTAAAATATGTCCTAACTCTAGCTACGCCACAAGTACCTGGAAATGACCAACCATAACCGAGTGCTATGTCGACATCTTTGTTAACCAGCAAACTTCCAATATTGTTTGGGTCATGAAAATGTGCATTTTGTAATCTT